ATCCCGTGCGCGTGGCCTCACGATGGTCATCAGCATGAAAAAGGAGGCGGTGAGCAGTTGCGTACACAATACGCTGACGCTGGATTCATGATGCTTCCGGAGCACGCCACTTGGCCTGATGGCGGCAATGCTGTCGAGCCAGGATTGATTGAGATCCGCGACATGATGCTTGATGGTCGCTTCAAGGTATTCAATACCTGTGAACCCTTCTTCGATGAGTTCCGTCTTTATCACCGAGATGAAAATGGACGAATTGTGAAGATAAACGATGACGTTCTTTCAGCTTGTCGATACGCCTACATGATGCGTCGCTTCGCACGTTGTATGCGGGATATCAGGAAACCTAAAGAGAAGAAAATACCGGCGCCCATTCGCCCAATTTCCCGGAGTAGATAATGGCCGACAAAGATGAAAAATTGCAGACCATTCTCGGGAAGTTTGACCGGGATTGGGTTGCCAGCGATGAGGCCAGAACTGAAGCGATTAATGACCTCTTCTTCAGCCGCGTGTCGCAGTGGGATGACTGGCTGAACCAGTACACAACGCTCCAGTATCGCGGGCAGTTCGACGTGGTGCGGCCGGTTGTGCGTAAGCTGGTTGCTGAGATGCGCCAGAACCCTGTTGATGTGATGTTCAAGCCGAAAGATAACGCCTCACCTGATTCGGCAGACATCCTGATGGGGATGTATCGCACTGACATGCGGCATAACACGGCGAAGATTTCGGTCAACGTTGCAGTACGTGAGCAGATTGAGGCTGGCGTAGGTGCCTGGCGTCTTGTCACGGATTACGAAGACCAAGACCCCACCAGCAACAACCAGGTGATACGACGCGTTCCCATCCACGAAGCCTGCTCTCACGTTGTGTGGGATGCCAACGCTAAGCAGATGGATAAAAGCGATGCCCGGCACTGCACCGTAATCAGCGCAATGAGCCAGGATGGCTGGGAGGCCTTTGCTGATGAGTATGGGCTGGACGCCGAAGAGAAGCCAACCTTCCAGTCACCCAGCAGCAACTGGATATTCCCCTGGTCGAGCAGCAGCATCTTCTATATCGCTGAGCACTATGAGGTAGAAGAGAAGAAGGAGACGGTTTACATCTACCAAGACCCTTTGACCGGCGAACCGTCAAGTTACTTCAAGCGCGACATTGCTGATGTGATTGATGACCTGGCTGATAAGGGCATGGTCAAGATTGGTGAGCGCAAGGTCAAGCGCCGCCGCGTCTACAAAACGCTGCTCACACAGGCCGCCATCCTGAAGGACCGTGAGCTGATCGCCGGTGAGCACATCCCAATCGTGCCGGTATTTGGTGAGTGGTCATTTGCCGGTGACAAAGAGGTCTATGAGGGCGTTGTCAGGCTGACCAAAGACGGCCAGCGCCTGCGCAACATGATCATGAGCTTCAACGCGGATATTGTTGCCCGGACACCAAAGAAAAAGCCGTTCTTTTTCCCGGAGCAAATTGCCGGCTTTGAGCACATGTACAACGGCAACGACGATTATCCGTATTACCTGCTCAATCGTACCGATGAGAACAATGGAGACCTGCCGCTTCAACCGCTGACCTATTACGAAAACCCTGAGGTTCCGCAGGCCAACGCCTACATGCTGGAAGCTGCAACGGGCGCAGTGAAAGAGGTGGCGGACGTGGGCGTCGATGCGGCCGCTGCAGGCGGACAGGTGGCGTTCGATACCGTTAACCAGCTGAACATGCGCTCTGACCTTGAGACGTATGTCTTCATGGACAACCTCGCCACCGCAATGCGCCGTGATGGAGAAATCTATGCGGCGATGGTGAATGACATCTACGACGTGCCGCGCAATGTGGCGATGACGCTTGAGGATGGCAGCGAGAAAGAAGTGCAACTGCTTACCCAGGCTGTGGATTACCAGTCAGGGCGCGTTGTCACGCTGAATGATATCCGGGGCCGCTATGAGACGTACACCGATGTGGGGCCGTCTTACCAGTCGATGAAGAGTCAGAACCGCTCCGAGATTCTCGACCTGCTCTCTAAGGTTCCTCAGGGGACACCAGAGTTCCAGATGCTCCTGCTCCAATACTTCACGCTGCTTGACGGTAAAGGCGTTGAGATGATGCGCGAGTACGCAAGCAAGCAACTGGTCACGATGGGCCTCAAGAAGCCAGAGACGCCGGAAGAAGAACAGTGGCTGGCTCAGGCTCAGCAGGCACAGCAAGGCCAGCAAGACCCGAACATGCTCATTGCACAGGCTCAGATTGTCGCCGCTCAAGCAGAGGCAGAACGCGCCCGCAACGAGACCGCACAGACCCAAATCAAAGCATTCACCGCTCAGCAAGATGCGCAGGAATCACAGGCCAACACTATCTGGAAGCTGGCTCAGGCCAGAAACATAGACAGCAAGGCGGTGATGGATGCCATTAAGTTGCTGAACGAGGTTGCCAGCCGGCAACAACAAAACATCCCTTCCGCCAACCCTGGCGAGATTCCTCGAACCATGTGAGAGAGCTAAACAACATGAGCGATACCACCGAAATTCAGGCAACTGAAGAACAAACCCTGCCCGGCGATCAGACTGCGGCATCAGCTGATGGTCAGGTTGACGGTAATGCCACCGCAACCGAAGGGCACGATGAAGGCTTCGACATTGTCCTGAACGACGATGAGACCAAACCGAAGCAAGACCACGACACCAACGCCAAATTTGCAGCCCGCCGCATTGCGCGTAAGCGTCAGCGTGAGCTGGAAGAGCAGATGGAAGCGGTGAAGCGTGGTGAGCTTCCCGAAAACCTGCGGGTAAATCCTGAGTTGCCGAAACAGCCGGATGTGAACGACTTCCTGTCTGATGAAGCGCTGTCCCGTTACGACTACGACACCAACCGCGCGCTGGCTGCATTCAACGCAGCCCAGTCTGATTGGCAAGTGAAAGCCCTGGACGCACGTAGCAGTGCCGTTGCAGAGCAGGGGCGCAAGACTCAGGACTTTACCCGCCAATCTACTCAGCATGTCGAGGCGGCGCGTAAGCACTATGACGCTGCTGAAAAGCTCAACCTGCCTGACTACCAGGAGAAAGAGGATGCATTCCGCGAACTGGTTCCGGCCGGTGTCGATGTCGGCATCATGCAACTCTTCCCTGAGAAGTCAGCAGCGCTGATTTACCACCTGGGCTCTAACCCAGAGAAAGTCCGGCAGCTGATGTCGATGAATGACCAACAGGCGCTGATTGAATTAGCCCGCCTGTCAGACCGTTTAACTCTCAAGCCTCGCGGCAAGCAAGTGTCTTCAGCCCCTCCGGTAGATGAACCGGTGCAGGGCAGCGTCGTTGCAGCCAATGTCTCCGCACTGCAAAAGCAGATGGAGAAGGCCGCAGCGAAGGGTGACACAGAAACTTACCGCAAATTAAAAGCACAGCTTAAAGGAATCTAACCATGGCATTATCCGAAGGCCAACTGATCACCTACGCAATCGACGAAGTGATCGAAACCATCCAGAACCTCACCCCAATGGCAGAGCGTGTTGAGAAATACACGCCAGCGGGGGCATCCATGCAGCGCTCAGGCAATACCGTCTGGATGCCGCTGGAGCAGGAAGCACCGACCCAACGCGGGTGGGATTTGACCGACAAAGAGACCGATATCCTCGAACTGTCCGTCAAAGTGAACATGAACGACCCGGACAACGACTTCTTTGCGCTCCGTGCCGACGATGTTCGTGACGAAACTTCGTACCGTCGCCGCATCCAGGCATCCGCCAAGAAACTGGCGAACAACGTCGAAACGGAAATCGCCCGTCAGGCCGCTGAGATGGGTTCACTGGTTGTTACCAGCACCGGCCCCATCGGCAACGCCAACACCGGCTGGGATTTCATCTCTGAAGCCGAATCACTGATGTTTGCCCGCGAACTCAACCGCGATGCTGGCCTGTCGTTCTTCTTCAACGCCAACGACTACCGTGGCGCAGGACGTGATCTGGCTGGCAAAGACTTCTACGGCCGCGTCCAGGATGACGCTTACACCAAAGGTGTGCTGCAGAAGCAGGTCGCCGGCTTCAACGATGTGCTGCGTTCTCCGAAGCTCCCGACTCTGGTCGCCTCCACTGCAACTGGCGTTACCGTCAGCGTTGCGCAGAAGTTCAAGCCGGAAGCGTGGCGTCTGGACAATGACGGCAACAAAGAGAACGTAGACAACCGCTTTGCGACCGTCGCCGTAAGCTCCGGCACTGGCTTCAAGCGCGGTGACAAAATCTCCTTCGCTGGCGTGAAATTCCTGTCGCAGATGGCGAAGAACGTACTGGTACAGGATGCAACCTTCTCCGTGGTAGCGGTGAACGGCGACAACCTGACCATTACGCCGAAGCCGGTTGCGCTGGATGACACGACCCTGACCGCTGAGCAACGTGCTTATGCCAACGTGAATACCTCGCTGGCTGCCGGCGCTGCGATCAACGTGCTGAACACCGACACCGCACCGACCAACGTGTTCTGGGCTGATGACTCTATCCGCCTGCTGTCCCAGCCGATCCCGCTCGACCATGACCTGTTCTCTGGCATGAAGTCCCAAAGCTTCAGCGTACCGGGCACTGGTCTGAACGGGGTGATCGCCTTCCAGGGTGATATCGACATCCTCGGCGGCAAATGCCGTATCGCGCTGTGGTACGCGGCAACCGCCGTGCGCCCGGAAGCAATCGGCGTCGGCCTGGCTAACCAAGACGTAGCCACCGCCATCGAAGGCTGATGATAAGGGGCTTCGGCCCCTTTCTTACTGGAGATAACCATGAGCGTAATGCTTTACAAAGAAGGCCGTGGCACAAGGGTATGGGGCAAGGAGTATCAGACGAAAGTTGTCAGTGTCTCCGATGTCGCCGAACACCTTGCGGCCGGATGGCATAAGCATCCTGATGATGTGGCCGCCGCTGAAGTAAAGGCGGAGCCGGTTAAACGCACCCGCAAAACCAAGGCGGAAAGCGATGAATCTGACGACAAAGGGTGATTTGGTTAATGCCGCGCTGCGCAAGCTCGGTATTGCCTCGGACGCAGCGCTCACAGACGTAGAGCCACAATCAACGCAGGATGCCGTTCAAGACCTTGAAATGATGATGGCTGAGTGGTTCCAGGATGGTGCCGGCATTGATGCGTGCTACAGCTTTGCGGCAG